AGAGTCCACTTCGTCGTGCCCTGTTAGTATACATGCGTAAGATTCACAGTCCTTGCTGTTTTCACAACTCAGACAAGCATCAATAGTGCATCTTACAAGTTGTTCTCGCAATTCCTCAACCTTTGTCATCACGGTCATGGCTTACCTCGCTAGTCTCATACTCGTCGGACGGGGCATGTCTATCCAGCTACATACCTCTACCAGACGATCTGCTATGCGGTCCCACCCCTCGCGGAACAGGAAGGTGGTCTTGTCTATGTTCGTAGTCAGGATAAACCCCAGTTTGTCGGCATATCGGGCCTCGATCAATTCCTCAAACCGATGCAGCGGGAAGGGGCTGCTGTACTCGCGGCCAACGTCATCCAACACCAGGTATTCGGCATGGCGTGCTTCCCAAGGGGTTGCATTGTCCCCGTCGAACAAGATGTCAAACAGGGTGCTGGTACGGTAGCAGGCAAATAGCGGCTGCTCATATGCATGTTTCGGGTCCATAGCCATGCGTTCGGCCAGCCGCTGGACGTGGTAAATCATGGCGGTGGTCTTGCCCGTGCCGACATTGCCTGCCAGGATCACTGAACCAGCCCGATCCAGCTTGTCCCGCTTCACGATCTGCGCTTGGTCACAGGTCAGGTACCGTGACCCATACGCATCCTCACACTGCTGCCGCGCCATTGCTGACCATTGCGCCCGCAAGGGCAACGCCCTGTTGCGGCCTAGGGCAGCCGCAAATAGCTTCATCGTGTCGGTGGGTTCAGTCATGCTGTCATCGACGCGCCAACTACGCATCAGCCAGTCGGCCCGTGGCGGTTCAGGGGGTACCTGGGCCATGGTGGCCACGAACTCACCCCAGGTGGTACACCGCGCCAGGTTGGCCCGCCACTGCTTGCTGGCTGCCAGGTAGGCCAGCCGTGTCTGTTCGTCAGCCTGGGCAGCCTCGTCAGGCGGTGGCATGACCACCCCTGTTTTGGCCGCCAGGTTCTTGATTGCCTGGCCGAAACTGGTCAGGTGTAGTTCCACCTGCTGGTGCATAATGTCCACCATCTCGGGTGTTTCCTTGTAGACGGGCTTGCCGTCAACAGTGACGGGCTTGCCGTCCAGTGTCATGCGTTCGGGTCCTGTTGCCAGTGTCGTCATTGTCACCACTCCTTTGTCGTATCATTCTCAGGTTCGACGCGGATACGGTCATTCAACCCGCCCGCGCTGAATGCCGTCACGGGGGACGGGTTCATGTGTACCCCCGTGGTCACAACGCCATGATCGTAGTACCCCGCCATGATGCGTTCCACCGACAGGGGCCTAAGCACAAACTCCAGGTCAGCGGCCCATTTCCGGTCATTGCGGCCCGCCAGAAACTCACACTTGGCGGCCCTCGCAAATAACACCCTGAACCGTTCCAGGGTGGACAGGGGGGTCAGTTCCGGATCGTGGGTGCCGTCCATGCGGTGCCAGGCAGCCTGCATCTTCTTTTGCATGGGTGCTATGTCGCGCAGATTGTGCATCCCGACAGGCACGCAGACACTACGCCATAGGTCCAGGATATCCTGGTATGGTACCTGGGGTTCGGGATCGTCGGACCAAGTGGGCTTCTCTTTCTCTTGTTCTTCTATTCTTGTATCTTTTATTGTGGTTGCCTGTTCTGGCAACACCCCTGTTGCCTGTTCTGGCAACACCCCCAAGGGTGGCACTGTGATAGTGGTGTCGCCTGTCATACAGTTCTCATGCTGTTGTGTGGGTTCCGGTGTTGCCTGTTCTGGCAACAGTGTTGCCGCTTTTGGCAACCCCTGCCATGTCCCGCAACGCTTGTTCAGGCTGAGTTTGCTGACAGTGGTGTTGCCTATTCTGGCAACACCCTTGATGACGATGTTCCGCTGCACAAGCCGCGCCAGGGCACGGGCAACGTGGGGCCTGCTAATGCCCGTCCCGTCGCTGAGCTGCCCCAGGCTGATCGTGTCGCTGGTCTTGGACCAGCCATACGTTTTGCGTAGCAGGCACATGATGATCTGCCACTCATTGCCGGATAGCCGTTGACGGGCCAGGTTTTCGATGATGCGGTTCAGCTCCGTGTCATTGTCACTACTCATGCCGCCACCTTTCCCCTGCCAGGGGGTGCATTTGGTGGGCACTATCCACCGTAACCGTAGGAGAGACAAGGCAAGGGGCAGCCTACGGTTGGCGTGTCACCTGGTAGTAGCGATCCAGGCCAAGCCCCTTGTCCTGACCATACCCCTGTTGTGCCCCCTGTCAAGCCCCCGTTTTGGGGGCTATTGGCTGCTAGACGCATTGCTATCTAGAAGTATAGACATATAGGGCCGCGCATACGGCATGGCAACAAACGGTCTTGCAAGAGTGCATAAATCCCCGTTTGTGGTCACTCACTACCGAAATGCTCCAAACATGGTATCCAGATTGTCCTGGGATCGTTTCAGTTGGTGCGATAGTGCTGTGGATACGTGGTCTAATCCTTTCATCTGACAACCTCGAAGTCTGCCAGGTCGTCGTCGGCTGGCTCATAGGCAGGCTGCATGTCCACGTGCGGGGTGTTGACCGTGTTGACGCTGTTTTTCAGCTCTGTCTGCTTCCAGCTCAGGATCGCGTACATGGCGGCCAATTGGTCTTTGAACTCAAACACCACGTCCTGGTTGCTGGCTTCTAGGGCCTTGGCTATGTTCATGACCATGTACTGTTCAGCCACCTGGTCCTTGGCGATCAGCTCGCGCTTGCCCTCAGTCATCTTCACCCCGTCCGTGTCGGCCTTGGTCATCACTTCCAGTTGCGCCTTGCGGTAGGCTAGCTCGTACTCGTTCGTGGCAGTCATGGTGCCCACCCTGGCCTTGCGTAGTTCGGCCACCGCGTTGGGTAGCTTGTCCATGGCCAGGTCATAGATCGTTTCGAGGATCGTCACGGGGGTGTCCAGCAGTGCTGCTACCTGCTCCTGGGCTGTCATACTGTCACCCCCTCTTTGTTTTGGCTCTCTTTGGCCCGCTCTACCTGGTTGGCATGGCGTGCTTTGAGGTCATCGATCACCTTGCTGGCCTGGGCCATGGTCAAATCTTCCAAACGGCTTGCAGCGGGGGCTATGCCCTTGATGATTGCCCACAGCCCTGCCTGGTCCAGCCCCACGGCAGGGAAGTTGTGCTGGATGAACGCGGTTTGCTTTGCCGTGGCCCGCGCTGGTTCCTGCTGATCATGGGTCCAGGCGGGAGCCTCTGGTGCTGTGCCTCGATCTACCGTTTCCATGTCCTCGATGTCCTGGGTGAAGATGTCGGAAGCCCCCAGGACAGTCAGCACTGCATCCACCAGTGCCCGCTTCTTACCCATTTTCAGGACGGTGTTGGCCTGGTCCGCTGGGTTGCTTCTGATCTGAGTGTAGCTGTTCCCGTTTTTCAGGTACTTGATCCGCTTGTTGACTTCCAGGGTAGCATTGCTTTCAGCATCAGACATGGCCGCCCGCCATGCATACTTGTCTTCAGATGTGGACGCCTCACCAACACCGTCCCCCAGGTAGACACCAGCCTGGGAATACAGGCTTACCGTGATGCGGTATCGTATGGCCTCTGGTGTCGACAGGTCCATCACCGTCACCTTGGGGGCAAGCTGGAACGTCATGAGCAGCTTTTCGGCCCCCGCTTTCAGGAGACTGGGCTTGTCCCCGCATCCAGGGACCACGCCATAGTCCACCTTTTCCCGCATGGCCTTGGCCATGATCTCGTGGATCGCTTTGCTACGATCTGCCACCGCCTGGGGTGTCAGCATCCCCAGTTGCTGTGGTACCTGCACTTCCAATTCCTTGTCCATAGGTCCACTCCTTTGCCAGTTAGTTGCCTAGTTGCTGTCGGCCCAGGTCAGCCACTGCACCTGGGTAATGCCACACACGCTATTCAGTATCGCAAAACCACGGGGGGTGGGCCGCACCACCCCCAGTTCCCAGTTCGCTATGGTGTTCACGGTCACCATCAACCGCCGTGCCGCTTCACGCTGAGACAGGTTCTGTCGCTGTCTCCATAGTCTCAGCGGGTTGCTGTCTCGCCGGTCCACTCGCGTCCGCATGCTGATCTCCCTTCATTTCATGCAACTGCTCTACCATCCGCTGGACCACGTAGGTCAACTCATCCAGTGTCTGCACAGTGCCCGTGATCGTCACGCCGTCATGCCAGTCGTCAGTGATGTCCACATGGTATATGCCAAAATACCGTGCATATTGCAGCTTGCAGGTCTTTTGCATCGGGCAGTCACCCAGGACCGCCTTTACCTGTTCCTGTGTCATCATGTGTGCCCCCGATCTGCCAGGCGATCCTGGCACTGGTCATCGGTGCAAATCCGGCAAGCCGTAGGGCAACAGTAGATGCATGGCGGCCTTGTAGGGGCCGTGGTGTCCTTGGTTTCGTCGGTCGGATCGTCGAGCATAAGCATTGCCGTCAATGTTGCCATGGGTCCACTCCTTTCCCCTGCCAGGGTGCCTTGCTGGCCTTACGGGGAACCTGCTACCGTTTCGGTTTCGGCCTTGTGGGCCTCATCAGACAGGTGCTTGCTGATCCAGGTGCCCCTACGTTCTCGGCGGGTGGGCTGCCCCAGGTGGTTGCCCCTGGTGGTGCCCTACTGGTCCCTGGTTGTCAAGGCGCTTGGTGGTGCCGTCCTGGGGGCTGTCCCCCTTGCTGCCTCTAGCATATACCCCACTTTTGGGGTGTCAAGTGGTAAACAGCAAAACCCTACAACCCACTTATTGGCGGTATTGCAGGGTTTGCTACGCCGTAATTGTGAAAACAATATGACTAGATGTATAGACGGCTAGCCGTCTAGATTGCTAGATGTCTTGACGTACCCGCCCGATCTGCGCCAACATGGCTTCGTCGCGCCCTAGCCGTTGTGCCAGGGCTTCTTCGATGTAGTGGGCCAGGTCAGTGTCCAGGGTACGGGCCATGAGCTGCGCCCGTTTCTTTAGCTGTTTGTCCATGGTGGTGCAAAACTTGATCCTGGTGGACGCTATGCCCGCAAGGTAACTGGGCTTCGTACTCATGCCATGCGCTCCGTGATTTCGGCCCACAGGGCCTTGTAGGCCTGGGCTGCCTTGCTGTTGGGAGCCGCCTGGAACACTGTTTGACCGTTGGCCACCGCTTCACGCACGGCTGTGGCCTCTGGTATCACCGTGCCGAACAGCCGCGCCTCATACTCATCACGCAAGGCACCCTGGACCTGCTTGGCCACCCTGGTCCTGTTGGCCATGCCGTTGGCCACGATCCCCAAGCAGCGCAAGGTGGACCCGTCGACGCTATGCAGTATCTCCCTGGCGGTCGCAAACAGGTCCCGCAACCCCAGGACGGCAAACTGGCTAGCATCGACGGGCACCAGGAACACCGTCGCCGCGATCAGGGCCGCCGTGCTGAAGATGCCCAGGGCTGGCGGGCAGTCCAGGATTGCCAGGTCATGGGTGGTGTCCTGGGCTAGATACCGATGCAGCTTATGGAAGTCCGCATAGGTGGTGTGGCGTTCCACACTGGCCAGGCTGATGTCGGACCCCAGGATGTCCACGCCCTTGGCATGTTGCGGTGCTACGTCCTGCCCATCCCATAGCAGCCGCACGTTGGCCCGATCCTCTACCCCGCCGTACCAGGACGTGGCATTGCCCTGGGGGTCACAATCGACTACCAGGACCTTGGCCGTCTCAGACGCGAGGGCCGCCAGGTGGATCACCAGGGTGGTCTTGCCCACGCCACCCTTTTGATTGGCAACCGCCAATACCCTCATCGGTTCGGCACCGTGCCCAAGGCCTCATGGTCCAGGGCCAGGGATTGCAGCGTGGCCAGGTCGCCTACAAATTCGGCTGGGCACTCCTTTTGGAACGGCCACGGCCCACCGTCATCGATCACGTGTCGAGCCAGGCACTGCATATAGTCAGCCATGCGGTACACCATGGCTATAGGTATCTCTACCAAGTGCTGATCCATGCTACACCCCCTGTAGGTTGCCAGCCTGGGTGCGTCATGGGTCCACTAGCCTACCATATATCTATATGTCTAGGTGTCAAGAGGTCTAGCGGTATGGGCTTCTATATCTCATGACCATAGCGGGCATGAACGGGGGGCAGACGTATGTTTACACGTCCACCCCCTGAAAATGGCCTGAAAACGGCCCCTATTTACAGGGGGTAAGCATCGGCACGGCAGATACCCCCTCGCCGTTCCAGGTGAATGACGACATACCCCAGGGGGGACGGTGGTAGGGCATGGCGTTCCCCATATCCCCCCTGCCAGTTCAGGAACGATCCGCAACAGGCCAGCCACACCACATCATTGGTAATCGTGACACCCACCCTAGACGTGTGCAGCCTGGCACGTCGTATCATGCTCGTGTCCAGCTTGTGGGAGTGGCCGCCGCAGTACACGTCCGCGCCCTCGTAGCAGGATAACAGGCGTTCGACGGCATTGATCCCCGCGCCCGCCAACCGTCCTGTCGTTGTGGTGTGGTGCAGGTAGATTGTGAAGGTGTCGCGCCTGCCCGTGGCGGCATTGCTGGTACCCAGGTGATAGCGTATCACCCCGCTAGCGTCCAGGTACGGCACCTGCAATCGTTCCCACACTTCCCGTTCGGGGTCCATGCCAGCAAACCTGTACAGGCGTTCCCCGTGATTGCCACCCACTGCGCCGTCGATCTGCGTTGCGATCGGTTCCAGGCTGGTCCTGGCATATGCCATAGCGTCATGCAAGTCCATGGCCTGATCCCAGGGTGGGGTTTTCGCAGTGATCGTGGCCACGTCCAGCAGGTCACCGTCGAACAGGACCCGCATGTGCTGTTTCTTCGCTAGATCGATCGCGTACTGCCAGGCCAGGGTGTTGAACCACTTGCTGCCAATATGCGCGTCACTCAGGACCATGATGTCGGCACTGGCTTGTGGCAGTCGCTTCTTGACGCACTCCATTAGTCGGCCACCCTGGGCCGGTGAGCCTGTTCTACCTGGTTCACCTGGCGGCCCACGCTCTTGGCAGCGGCCTCGAAACTCTCAGCCAGCATATTTTCATGTACGATGTCCAGGTCAAATATCTTGCCCAGGGCATGGCCTAGCTCATGGCCTATAATTGATAGGTCATTCAACCCTTCGCATACCAGGTGTTTGGGGTCGTCGGTATCGGCCTGTTTCTCGTAGGTCATGCCCAGGGCATCCAACTCCCGCATATGGGATGTCACGGTAGCCATGATCCGCACAGTGATGTATCCTACTGTCATCAGGTGCCCCCTTTCAGGTTGGGTTGTCGCGGTGGCACTTGTGATATACTTAGACGGTGTGGTGTGTAAAAAACGCCCCACCAGTCCAAGTCCAGCCGCAAGGTTGCTCTTGGGTCCACAGGCCCAGGGTAGGTGTGCCAGCACCGATGATCCTGGGCCGTATCGTATATCCGTTAGAGCTTTTTCGTGGTGGGTTTGAGGATCAGGCCGTACAACGTCATGGCAACTGCCACTACGACAGGCAGATTGGCCCACAGGTTCCCCCACGTCCAGTTGCCTTGCAACAGCAGTTGCAACGAGCCCAGGATGAACGCCACAACCAGGGCCACCAGGGTCTTTACGGCTGTCCGCAATGCGCTGTCCTGGATCGGGCCCACCACCATGTTCACTAGATAAGTAGCTACGGTCACCAATGCACCAATCAACACGGTCGTCAATTCTTCCATTACCAACCCCCTTTCTTCAAGGCCCACGCCAGGGTGCCCCTGGTCACGGGCTGGTCACTGTTTGTCGGTTCGTCATAGATACCCACGTCCACCATATGAAACATGACCTTGGCGGTGGGTTGCAGGGTGGCGATCAGGCGTTGCCGCCATAGTTCCACTCCCAGTTCCCAGTCCTCATCACTGGCATACCACGTGCTCATACCCGCCAGGCTGTCAGGCGGCAGCCCGCATTGCTTGGCGCGGTTGTTGCGCCAGTTGGCGGGATCGTGCAGGATGTCGGCTAGGGCCTTGGCTACCCCCAGGATGCAGTCGGTCAGGGTGGCGTACTTGCCCCCCACGGGCCCGCTGTCGTGAATACCCCAGGACATGCAGTTGTTCCAGGGTGGCTTGGACCAGGCGTTGGTGCCCTTGTCACTCTCATGACATGCGATCCCCACCAGAACATCGGCAGCCAGGTGATAGGTGGCTTCAGCCGCAATGAACGCGCTGGCATGGGGGGCCAGCGGTGAACCCCCCAGGAACCGCGCCAGGTCGCCTGGTGCCAGGCCCGATGCTCTGCGGATCGTCAGCAGGACGGGGCTGCCCATGGCTACTTGCCTGGGTAGTACACTTCACCATCGGGGAACACCCCTATGGCCGCGTCCGTCCAGAATTGGTACAGTTTACGCCCGTCCGTGCAGTGTTCGAACCCACCTTCCCCGAATACGAACTGGGCCCCGTTGATGTTCACCCGCACGTCACAGCCGATCGCCTTTTTCCCTTCAACTGGCTTATAGATCGGTTCGGTATGGTATTGTGGCAGCCCCAGCTTCTGGTCCGCATCCTGGCACGCATCCACGAATGGGGTCCATACCCGTGGGGTGGCGTTGATTGCCTCTGTCACATACGTGTGCAGCTTGACCATGCCAATGGACAGCAGGGTTGCCCGTTCCTCAGGGGTAAGCTTGTCCAGGCGGTCCCGATCGATGACCGCCAGCGCGTTGACCTGTTCATCGGTAATCACTTCAGAGTCCCCGCGATATTCTATCCGCGCTGGAACGGTGCCCAGGGAATTGATCGCCACCGACACGGGATACTGCTTGCCCCTGAACGTTCCTTGTCCGGCATACACGGGGCCTGGTACGTCTTGCTGCTCCATGGGGATGACCCCCAGGAACCCGCCCGTGGTCACTTCGTCAACCACGCCCTCATACTCGTACACGTTGATCAGTATTGACTTCATTACCTTCTTCGTGCGCTTGCTATCATGCATTGGGTCCACCTTTCGCCCCTGCCAGGGGGGCACCCTTACCGTGTGCTGCTAAACAGCTTTGGCAGCCAATCCACCAGCTTCAGTAAGATTGTCGTGGCAATCGGTATCAGGATTTCGAGCCGCACTAGCCGCACTTCCAGCGCATGTTGCGCTTTCATGGCGGCCTTGCGTTCAGCGTCCAGACCGTCTTGGAGTGCCGCTACCTGGTCCGCTATGCCATGAGGTTTGTCAAGCTCGTCACCAATAGGGCATGACTGCCGCAGTCGTTCACATTCCCCTCGTGATACGTAGTCTGTCGTCGCCATTGTGTCACCGCCTATGCAATGACCTTTTCCAATGCGTCCAGTCGTCTGACCGTCTGTTTCAGTGCTTCCAGGGTGTTGTCCACCTGACGGCCCGCCGCCAGGGTCACCATGCCAGCACTGCCGTCATATGCCGCGTTGTATATGACCAGGTTGGTGCCGTCCGCTGTGACCACATCACCCACCGCCAGGTCGGTGCCCAGGGGCACGCGCTTGGTGTATTGCTCCTTGGGTGTCGATACGATCTCCAAGAGGCCCTTGGCGTAGGCCAGGGCAGCCGCCTGACTGCCGAACTCACCCGTGTGGACCTCGTACACCTTGGACCCCGTGCCCACGTCCACATACTGGGGCTTGGGATCATTGGCCAGGAAATAGAGGCTGTCCAGGTAGTAGTCCCCCGTGCAGGTGATCGCAATGGTCACGATCGTCTTTGGGCTGCCCGTCCTGGTCATTTGGCTGATCGGGATGTCGAGCCGATCCCACAAGTTGAAGCTGGTGCCGCCCCAGGACCAGGGCTGTGTTTCCCACCGTAAGGCCATGTCCCATACCGTTTCATACACGGACAGGGTGGCAGACACGGTGCCTACCTGGATCGTCGCTGCCTGGCCGATGTCCCCCGTGGTGTTGATTGCCTGGGTCATCCGCGCAATGACACGTCCATTCTCGACGGTTACCGACACGGGGATGGTCTTGTCTGTCATTTCCAGCGTCCCGCCAGGGCCCCACACCAACAGATTAGTTGGACAGGTGGCATATACGCCGTATTCTTGCCCACTTTCTAGGGCTGGCGCGGCCCCCAGGTCACCGTAGAAGTTCCACTGGGTAGTGGTGCTGTCAGCCGTCTTGGACATCGAGCCGCGATACGTCTGACGGGTGACAAGCCTAGTATGCTGGCCGATCGCTACGGACTTTTGCAGGTACTCTGTAATCAGCAGTTGCGACACCTGGACACCGTACCCGCTGCCCACCACGTAGAGGCCCTGAAACTCTAGCTGGATTGTGTCGCACGGGTTCACCTTGACCCATTCGGTCGCAAAGTCGGCTTGCAACAGGTTGTCGGTACCCAGGGTAGTGTTCCAGTCCCCCTGGTACACGACGGTGGCCCCCAGTTTCAGGGTGAGCCGCCAGGAACAGGGCTTGGTGGTGTTGCCCTGGACCTGCATGATGCACTTGCTGCTGCCTATTGCTATCGTTTTCGTGGCCGTATCGGTGGCCGATGCGGCACTGATGATAAACCCCTCCCCCGTGCCACCCCCGAACGTTCTGGTAAACTCCAACTTATTGGAGCCGTCCTCTTGCAAGCTGACCGTCATGCTGCTGGCCGTCACTGGGCACCAGTTCATCAGGAACCGGTCAAAACTCGTGACAGGAATGGACAAGCTGCCCCGTGACGCATTGCCTGTGGCTTTCAGCAAGTAGGCCGCGCCGGACGGGGCTGGCAACAGGGACGTATCCACCATGGTCTTGTTGACCAGGGTGCCCGTCCAGTTTGCCGCATCATAGTTGGTCAGCACCGAACCTGGCACGGGTGACTGTTTTATGGTGTAGTACACGCGTACCTTGTCATAGATGGCTCCGTCCCGCGACCAAGCGGTATCAGCATCCAGCCGCGCCATGGCCGCCCGTGCCGTCTGGCTTGACAGGTCCAAAGGCAGCAAATACAGCCGCCCGTTGCGTATGTGCCCTAGACATTCATTGATAATCAGGAGTTGGCCGATGATGTCCAGACCCGTGCTGTTCTCAAACGCCTGTTCCGTAATGACCTGAGTGAGTAGCTCATCATTCACTACATCTAGTTGGGGAGCCGCCACCCGTATCAGGTCCAGCGATGATGTGGCCCGCGCCAAGACCGTCTGTGTCGTGGTCAAGGCCTCGCGTTCCTCTGCCTCACAGCGATAACGATAGGTCCCGTCCGCTGCCTTGTCCACATAGCGGATGCTGAACCGATACACGTAGAGGCCTCGATCCCTGACCACGCACGTCACGGTGCCCCTGACCAAACTCTCGCTGGCAAAAGACAACTGCGGCAGATCGGGCAGCATAGCATCCTGCAACTGTATGTCGGTCGCGTCCAGGTAGGCTTCATCCTGGTACAGGTCGATGCGGTGAACGGCCAGATCATACGCCATAACTAGGTCCTGATTTGGACTGGTGACGATCTGCCAAATATTGTTGACCTGGGCTGATATGACATGGTTGCCACGTTCCAAGTCAATGTCAGCCTTGTACGTGTAGGTGGCCATTATTGTAGCCGTCCTCTCACGGCCAGGCCGTCGACAAAGACAGTCAGCTCAGGGGGGTCCGCATAATCGTCCGTAACAGTGACTGTAATGGTGGCATGTTCCGCTACCTGGGCCACCGCGATCCCCGCGATCACGGGAAAGTTGATCGTGACCGCCACGGTTACCCATGTCAGGCCAGCATCCCCCGATGCTCGTATGCCCAACCTGGCATAGTAGGTGCCCGTGCTACTGGGGGTCCAGGCAAACAGGATCGTGACTGTATCCCCTGGGCTTTCAGTTGCCGCCAGTTCGGTGCTGTCTGCCAAGACCGTGCTAAAGTCCGCTACCGCCGCCACCTGGGCCCGTTTGTAGGCTGGCGTGCTACAATCGTTGCGTAGCACCCCGCTGACGGCCACATACCCGTTTCCCGCTGAATTACAGATGATGCTGTCCATGTACACGGTTTCAGTGTAGAAGACCTCGATCCACACCTGATATGCCTTCATCAGGTAGCCAGCGCCAGACGGGGCCTTGATATAAACCCCCGCGTAGATGCCCGCGATGTCGTCTGCCGCCCATGCCACGCCCGTTGTGGGGTTCAAGGCATAGATACGGGTTACCTCCAATTCAGAAGTAGAGACAAGCCAGTCCGTCGCACTTTCCGGGACACTGTTGACCGCGATGTCGCAATAGCTGACAGCGTTCGTTGCCTGAATAATTGCATGGATAATGACATAATTGATGGAGCCGACGATGGAAACGGTCTCCATGTCGAGGCTCGCGTTGCCCTGCGCTCCATTCTCGGTATAGATATAGTCTCCCGTGTCCTTGACCGCCTCGTCGAGCTTGCTGTAAGCATTTGCGGGAGAAGCGGGATAGACAGAGGCGGTCGGAGCAGCCTTGTCGGCGTTCGGTCGGAGAACCGAAGAGGAAGAGCCCTTGGTGACCGTGTTGACCTCGACGTAGAGTTGCGAGAGAGATATGGTGTACGAGATGGCGGACTGCAGCGCCACTGTTATGGAGGCTCCGGAGATGTCCGCCTGCTCCCATGCCTTTTGCGTCGTTTTGCAGTAGGCATAGGTAGTGGTCTTATCGGCGTATGAGGTATTCGTGACAGATGTGGCGACGGCCTTTCCTGAGAGCGTAACAGTCAGGGCGGCGGTGGCACCGGTCGTTTTGACGCGGCAATGTACCACTACGGAGGTAATGATCTCGCTTGCAGGGAGGGAGAACGTGCCGAGCGTCAGAATATCAGATTTGCCAAACATATCCGTTGTGCTCAGATAATCCGCATCGTCGGCAGCCGCCTCGTCGACAAGGGCATAATGCGTCGAGCCCGACGAACAGGTGAGTTGGAGTGTTGCCCCGTCCGCCACGGGCCGCAGGGTATAGACGCTCATGGGGTGTCAGTCCTTTTTACTTCGATATACCACCTGGCTGCCAGGCCCGTGGTCATAGCTACCGTCCTGGCCGTAGTGGTGATCTCGGTATCGGCTCCCGACAGCAGCCCCGACACGTCCACGCTTGCCGCCGTGAGCAGCCGCCTGTCGCTTGTTTTGGTCATGGTGCCAGCATACTTGTTGATAATGAACAGGTTGTCGAACCGCAGTGGTTCCAGGGTGTAGTCCATGGCCTGATACTCGGCACTTGTCAATGCGTAGTCATATTGGATCAGGTTGGACAGGGACCCTTCCAGGGGCCCCAGGGTCAATTCGGGCCACTCTATAGCCGCCAGGGTGCCCGATCCCGTGGTCCATGAACCACCCGCCGCATGACAAGCAATGACTGCCGCGTGGCTGGTGTCATCGATTACCACCAGGTCCACCAGGGTGCCCGCCATGTAATCGGCAGTCGGGAAGGTCGCCTGGATCGTCGTGGTGTCATCGGTCCATTGCACTAGGTTGTTGACAGGATCGATCGTCAGCTTGTTCTTTGTGGCCGTCCAGACGGTGAGCGTCGTGGGCAGCTCCTCGAGCATGAGGCTGTCGGCATACAGGACCTCTGCGTTGATACTCGATACGATTTTGACGGTCAGAAACGCCTGGGCCGCCGTTGCAGGGGCTAGGGCTACCAAGGATAGCACCGTGGCTGTCGTGGGGCACGCTTGCGCTGCTTTCCAGGTGGTGCTGATGTCCACGCCGCCGCTGGTTTTCCATATAATCCCGATCTGCACTTGCCGCCCTGCCGCGACCGTGCACTTCACCAAAGCCTGAGCACAGTACCACCGGCCCGCCGTCACGGTTGCCGCAGTCGTGCTCGTACTCAGCACCAAATCGTTTGACCCTGTGCTAAGCAGCTTCGCATGGGCCGTACCCGCTATGGGAGATACCGTGTCGCGGGTGAGCGTGCCGCCCGTGCCCGCCAGACCCGTCGTGTCAGTCTCGATGTTGCTCTGGTTGGCGGTTAGCAGGTTCAGGGCCGTGCCCCCGATGCTCCACGTCGTCGGGTAGCGCGTCTGCTTGACCTGGCAGGCCACGGTTTTCAGGGTGCTGGTGGGCAGGGTCACCTTGCCAGTGTCGGTGCTGGTATCACTGGCCAGGTACAGGCCGCTGTCGAATATGGCCTGGTTGATCGCGTAGGATATGCCCGCATGGAGCTTGGCCAGGGCCCTGGTAAACGTGACCCCCAAGCCCGCAAAGTCTACCAAGTCAACCGTCAATGGCCAGTAGGCCTTGGGCCCCAGGTAATACAGGGTTGGGTACGCCGCAACATTGCCCAACTGGCTGACGTTGGCTATGCTGCTGTCCCCCCACTTGTAGCCCGTTGTGGGATACCGCGTCACCGACGATTCCCGCACGGGGCTGACCAGCAAGGTCAAGGTGTAGGGTGCCAGGGTACTCCATTGATCATCACTGAATGTCACGTCGGAAAAATACACCACCTGATACGTGGTGCCGCTGTCCAGGGAGACTGCCACAATGTCGTGCCACTTGGCCACTGTCCTAGAGGTAGCCGTGCCCTTGGCCGTCATTTTGGCTATGCCCAAGCCTGTCCTAGTGGCCCCTACCTGATGTGTGTAGGGGGTATGCCACGGTATCAGGTCCTGAACCAGTCCCAGTTGCAGATCGGCCACCGACAGGTCATAGGTTGTCCCGTCGCTGTACTTCAAGCGGATCATAGGCCACGTCCCAGGCCGTTGATAGCGGCCCCGATTGCACTTGGATTATTGGCTGTTACGTTCGTTAGGGTGTACAACTGGCGCAAGATGTCCCGCAACAGACCCGATTGGTCCACCACCTGGGGGTTACTCATGATGTATTCGGGCCCGCGTTCCCCCACCAGGCTGATTTCGGGACCGTGCAGGCCCACCCACCCACCGCTGGCGTGGGCACCTGTCGGGTTGGCCCGCCAGTTGGTGCCGTTCACGTTGCCGCTGGCAGCCCCACCCGATAGACCCTCGCTAGCCGTCTGTTGTGTTTTTTTGAACTGGTCCAGCCACCGCCCGATAGCCTCTATGACTTTCTCTACCCACCCGATCACATCCTTGATCCCGTCCACGATCCACTTGAATACGGGACCTATGGCCTTGAACACGGTCCCGATCCCGTTGACCACGGCTGTAACCACCCGCTGTATCTCCGGCATGTGATCTGTGATCCACTCCATGGCATTATTCAACAGGGGCATGATCTGTTTCATCAATTCGGTGGCCATGGGCATGAGGATACCGCCTATGGTTTCCTGGAAGTTGCCGAATGTGGTAGCCATGGCAGCCTTTTGCCCCGCCAGGGTTTGGGACCACGCATCCCCCGATCCTTTGACCTTTTCTTGCAGGGCATGGATCGCGGCCATACCTTGTTGGGCTTCACCATCGGGGCCAATCTCTATGCCAAATGTTTTCAGGGCCCTAGCTGACCCGTTGTACGCCTGATCTACCAGGCCCGTGGCGGTCGCCAGGTCCAGGTTCTTATTCCTGGCCACTTCCATGGACACGCTGACCAGCTCTTGGGCACTGGCCAGGTCCCCCGTTTTCAGGGCCATGCGCTGGAGTGCCGCGCTGATCTCGCTGTCATCGAACGACTTGCTGGACTCCATTGTGTTGACCCAATCGACAGCCGCGTTCTTGGCCGCATCGGTCATTCCCTTGATGTTGCCCAGGCTGGACCGTAGCAGGGTTTCCCCCTGCTCTGCCTCACCAGCGGCATTGATGCAGGACTTGCCAAATGAAACCATGGCCGTGACGGCAGCGGCCCCCACAATAGCTTTGACTATGCCGCCGAACTTGTTGACATGGCCGCCCGCTGTCTCCAACCCCTTTTGGGCATTGGATACGTCAGCCGTCAGTCGTAGTTTCAGCTCTTGTAGTGTCATAGGCCCTCGCTCGTAACTCTGCCGCTGCCAGGCGGTAAGATGCTTGGTCCTGATCCCGCGTGTTCATCATGGCCAGCACTTCCAGGTCGAACAGCCATTCTTGGGCCGTGATGTGCAAAAAGTCATGTGGCCACTGGCCCGTAGTGGCAAACCGTTCCGCTAAGACCCGCTCGGTGTCTCGGTCAATGCGGTACCCTGAAAGTGCATGGCCTCGAAAAAACCCAGGCTGTACTGTTCCAAATATGCCCAGTCCCTGGGGTCCGTGATGTCATCCAGGGTGAACCCATCAGGGAACCCCTTGGCTACTTCCAGCATGACCTGGGCCAAGAAGTCCACGTAGCTTTCATCGGTGGTTGCGGCCATGCCCTGCTGTTGCAAGGTCATGAGCCTGGCAATGGACGGGGGCTTGATCATGAGCTGCAACCCACTGGGAAACGTCAGGTCAGTGGTCAGGTGCTTGTACTGCTCTGGTGTCATGTGTTCGTCTGGTGCCATGGGTTATGCTATGGCCGTCGCCGTCTGGTTGGCCACAATGTCGAACAGCTTGTTGCTGTTGGCAGGGTCCACAATCGCCAGGGCCTTGAAGTCGCCGCCTACGTACTCGCCGTCATTGAAGCCCAGTTCGGGGACTTCCAACAGCTTGCACTTGTACATGACTAGGTGTGCGTCCGCTGGCACCGCGTCCGCTGCCGTCAGGGTATCCAGGCCCGTAATGGACTTGCATTGCGCTTCGGCCTTGAAATACGGAAACGCCGTAGCCGCCACCGATACTGTCTCGATCAGGTTTGGGGTGGCACCTGTGATAGCAGGGGCCGATCCACCTACCAACTGGCTGTACACCGACATGGCCATGACCGTATGCACCATGGTCAGTTCCACGGCCTTGATCTTGCCGTGGACCGCAAAGACAGCCCCCTCTCCCTCGGCCTGGGCCGACTGGACCACAGGCTTGATCACGAACTTCTTGATCTTGATGAAGTCTACCAAGGCCCCGCCACTGATGTGGATACCAGCGTCGTCTAGCCCTTCCGCTGCAATGTTTGGTATCAGGTTCGTAATAGCCATACCATTACCCCCTTATGCTGGCCCCAAGGCCGTAAACTCAGTCACCGCATGGACCAACCCAGGCTCAGCCAGGTCCATCTGACGTTCCATCCGTATTTTCAGGGCCGTGCCCTGTACCCTGGTGATCACATCGTCATGGATCGCCTGGCACCTGGTATCGTCGGCCCGCATCCACACATGCACCGTCACGTAATGGCGGTACACGGGCAACCCGTGCCCGTCCCCCCAATCCACTGCCGCTTTGCTGTCACTGGCAGCGGCCACAGGCAAGCTAGAAAACGCTGGCGGCCAGTTGCGATACACGGCACGACCCAGGTACGTGCTGCCTTTCAGGGCCGCGATCACCGTATCTAATAGGTCAGTCATCGTTTACCCCCGTCCCTGGGATCAGATCAGGTTTGCCACTGTCGACTGCTTTCTTCATCACATCAAACACGTCCTGTTGGGCTTTCATGACATTGTTGTTGCAGGCTGGTGTGAAGAAGGGCCGCGCTGGCATGGGGGGGTGCATCACCGACTTGGCAAACACCCGCTGTCCACTGGTCTTGTCCACCCAGGACAAGGCCTTGGCCATAATGGGCCTGATCTCATAGGGCTGGCTGGTGCCATACTCTACGGCTGCCGCGTACCCCACTTCCTGCTTGCCCCCCAGTTCGGCCCCCGCGCTGACCACCACTTCCAGGTTCCTCTGATCTACGGTCTTGCCGATGCTGGACCGTAGGTTGCCCGTTTTCACGGGGCACAGCTTCTTTGCGTCGCGCACAATGCGAGATGCGGTCACTGACAGCCCCGCCAGGGTCTGCTTGGGCAGTGCCACCATCATGGCCTGTAGGGTCTTTTGCAGCTCTGGCCACCCTTCGACCTCTATGTGGATCGGTTCAGGGGTCGCGCTCATGGCAGTCTCAATTTGCAGTAGGGTGTCACGTTCTCCCGCACAACCTTGGGCATGATTTTTAGGGCCGGATCGCCAATCGGCACCCCTTCCAGGACTGGTGCCTGGGGATCGTTCAGCCGTAGCTTGAATGCGGCCAGGATCGTCACCGCAAACTTGATCGGTTCCGGCACCGACGCTATGGCCCACCCCGCCGTGTATGCCAGGATCAGCCGCTTGGCGTTGGACCATGCATCTGCCTCTAGTCGCGCCACGTCCAGGGTGATCTTCGATATGCCATAGCCGTTCGTACTCACGATGTAGTCAGTCCATTCCACCAGCGTCACGTCCTGTGACGCATCTGTCAGATCGGCCCGATACTTGGCCGTCAGGCTCGCCACTGGTTGCCTCATGGGGATGACGACGGGGGCATAGTCCCGCTGCTCTGCCGTGACCGTGCTAGTCTCCAAGGGATACCCCAGGATATTTTCTACCTCTCCCTGGGCCTGGTTTACCAGCTTGGTCAATGCCGTGTCGCGGGACGTGTCTGCCGTGTCCAGCCCCAGGTACCCTTTCAGCTCGGCCAACGTTACTACCATTACTTCACCCTGGCGTGCCTGATCTGCTTGTCGTCTTTCTGCTCCTGCATTGGAGCAGGCTCCAGGTACCCCTTCGTCACGTAGCGGTTCGTCAGGTCATCCGGTGCACGGTCCACGATCATGCCTGGCGTATACCCGTATTGATTAGGCACGGGAAACCTATTCGTCACTAGGTACTTCATACCCACCACCTTCTATGCTGTGTAGATATAGCCCCTGAACACAATTACCCTGGTTCCGTTGGGGGCCGTCGTCGATGCGGCCACATTCTTGGCAATATCTGTATCGATGACTACTGATGTCACAGCCTCTGCCACACCGTCTACGGCGCACGTTTCAACACAATCTACTGACGGCAGGACCAGAGGCAAACCAAAAACAGCCGCCGTCCCAATAGTCACGGTAGGCGTATTGGCACTAGACCTGGCTGGTATGTCCAGGCTGGTCACCGACTTGAATGCCTTGACTCCCGTCACTGTGGCAACACCGTTTTGCGTAATCTCATCACTGATCACGTTGTCGTCGATGTCGGTCCCGTGGATCGTCACCTTGCCCGCGCAATCCGCATGACCGCCTGTGACAGTCAGCACCCTTGGGAAGTCTGGCTGTGTGATGTCGTCAACGATACCAGGTTGAGCTGCCTCTGTCATGGTGATTGCCGCATGGATACCCGTGGCCGATGCAGCAGCCGCGCCGCCAAGGGGGTACCGCCATCCATGGGCCCACTGGGCCTTGACGTGGCATTCGTTCTGGATCATGTATTGTTCATTTGCTGGGTTCATGTGCTACCCCCGATTATGGGGGGCCGTTGCCAGCCCCCTGGTTGCCTAACCCTGTTTAGGTCAGGTACTTCAGCGCGATCATGGCCTCAGCCAGTGCCAGGTTGCCGTCTGTGTAGCACTTTGCGGCGACGAACGTCCTGTCCTCGGTTATGGCCGTCTTACCTTCCGTCGTTACGCCCAGGCTGACAGGAGCATCCTGGAACAGCAGGTAGTAGCTCGGATCGCCGAAATATGCAGCTACCTTCCCGTTTGCAGGGCTGTCAAAGCTGGTTTCCGGCATACGTACGATCGGTACTGTGCCCATGAATGTGTTTGTCTTCAGATCAATGACCGTCTTGGTCGTGGTATTCAACGACTCGAACTGCGCTAAGACCGTGGCGGGAGCAAGCAGCTTGGCGTTGTCCAGGTACCCACCGTCCAAGGCCCAGTAAAAGTTTTTCACGTCCGTCAGATCGATCTCAGCCAAGGTATCGTGGCCAGCGGTCATGTTCTTGGCCGTGGCCCGTCCCACCATGCCCGTCATCTGCTGTGATCCTGAGCCCGCGCCTAGAGTCCATTCGGTCATTTCCTTGCGGTAGATCGCACGTACCAAGCCATTTTCGATGTAGCCAACAGTACGCGGGGAAGCTTCCAGCAGGAGCTTGTTGTCAAGCCCCATCCAGGCCATCAGGCCATACGTCGAGTAGGTAATCTCCGCATGGGTGGGGGCCGCTTCCGTGACGGCTGTGCCGCGAGCCGTCATACGGTAGGCCGTTGGCAGTGCGTTTTCGGCAGGCACCGTACCCTTGGGAGAGTACGGGAACTGGGTGATCAGCCTGCGGAACGGTGTATTGTCCAACTTTTCGACAATACTGTCCGCTACCAATGCGGGCACCAGCTCAGCACCAGCGTGGCTGACATCGGTTGACCAGGCCTTGGCTTCCCAGGGCAGCCCCTTGCCCAGTACCTGACGGTACCAGGCGGCCTTGGCCTCAGCAGCCTGGCGCGGGGTAAACTCCTGGGATACGCCAGGCACGGGGGTCAGCTTGACCATGGCCGCGTTCAACTTATCAGCCAGGTCCTTGACCTCACCTTTCAGGCCGTCAATGTCGGGCCGAATGGCCTCACTGACTTCCTTGACGATCAGACTCTTTGCCTCATTCGGTTCCATGTCTTGGGTCCTTTCCCCTTGTCCAGAGGGGGTTTCTTGTCTAGTGAAACACCGCTGCCCAGGGATCGGGCACGGTCACAGGTTCGGTATGTGGTGCCTCATCCACTCCTGTGGATGTCATGGCCTTATCAGGTGGTTCGGCTGCCTCTACCAGCGCAGTCAGTGCATCTATGGCGTTCTTCACCAGCTCCAGGTTATGGGCTGACAGTACGCGGCCCTCTTTGACCTGGACATCCACATGCACCGTCAGCGGGTCCAGCTTGTTGGCCGCCATGGTCACCAGGTCCAGGTCACGCCGCAATGCATTGGCGTTGGCTGGCACGGGCACGAGGCTGTACTCCAACAGCTCCCAACTTGTGATCGTGGGCACAGCAGCACTCGCATCCATGTCCAGGGCAATGAACCCGATCGACACCGTGTTGATGTATCCAGCGTCCCACAGGTCATGGATACGGTCAGCTTCGTCATACACCCCCCTGGGGTCAAACTGGAACTGGCTGATCACGCTGTTAGGGGTCACCTTCAGGCTGATTGCCTTGCCGATCGGGGGTTTGGTGTAGTCATGTGCCCACATCACCACGGGATTGGTCATGTACTTGTCGGCTTTCATGCCCGTTGGCATAACGATCTCTCCCTGACGGTCCAGGTCATCGGTGGTGATCGTGACCTCGTACACCCCCTGTTCGGCATCAATAGCCTTTTTTGTCACCGATGCTGTAATGTACTTCCGCACAATCTTGTCCATGTCGGCCCCCTTATTGTCCGGCTCGCGCTTTCTCATATTCCTCATCGGTCAAGTCCTCATACGGCTTGTCGTGGTCCAAACAATAGACTGCCAGGTTGATCATGGCTTCCAGCGGCAACATGCTGTCGTCATCCTGCATGGGCCAGTTGCCGAACTTGGCTATGTACTTGTCCTGCATGTCCTCAAAGCGTTGCTGTGTCGTCATCAGTGCAACCCCCCATACGGCTCCAATATGTCGTCAACCGCATCGAACACGGGGGTCAGCTCGGGCACCCCGCGCCACACGGTCATCAACGGATCGTCGCGGCCCGCCACATACTCGGCCAACAGCTCATGGACGTGCCTGTTGCCCAACCCTGGCACAGGCTTGGCAAAATAGGACTTGCTGTGCCCCCAGGTACGGCTGGCGGTGGACCCGCTGGTCCACAGGTCCCCCACGGTTGCCAGGGCTTCGCCGGATGCATCGGCTGGTATGGTGATCCCCCGCGCCGTGGCCCAGTCTGCCAAAGGTACGCCGTCTACCAATCCGGCAGCCTTGCGTGCCTTTATGATCGTTTTCTCCAAGGCCGTGAACTTGTCATACACGGTAGGATCGGCAGCGACACTGCGCGTAATGGCCAGATCATGAACGGCATGGGTCATTTCATGTACCACAACCTCGCCAACGCGGTCACCGTTCACCAGCTTGGACGGCACGTAGATATGCACTTCACCAGCCGCATAGTACGATGAACGATTGTCCACGATGACGGCAGGGGCCTTGTCGCCAATGACCTTGGCCATGCGGTCTACATGATCCTGCACGTCCTGGGGCAAGTCATACCCTTTGGCTTTCATGGCGGCTTTCAAGTTTTCCATGCCCTTGACGTAGCGATCGGGCAATGGCGGTTCAGGCGGGATTGGCTGGCTCACGGGCACGGGCTGCACCAGGGGTTCATCGTCAGGTATATTCACTGGCGTATGATCCTCACTTTCGGGCAGCGGGACACTGCTGGCGGCACCACCGATCACGGGCAGCCAAGTACACCTGCAATTGACGATGTTGCCAGGACTGCCCGCCGCATCCCCTGGGTAGTCCAACTGTTCCCCGTCGACGGTAAAGGGCTCATCGATCGGTACCTGTTGGCCGTCCGCTTCCATGTGCGCGTCCCTGGTGGCCATGTCCTGAGTGGCTAGCCATTCCTTGGCTTCCCCGCCATTCTCGCGGTATTCTTCTATGGTGGCAAAGTTGTTGGTCCCGATCACTTCCGTCCGCGCCACCCGTTCAGCACGGTACCCCACCCCGTCAAAGTAGCCTTGGATAGCGGTTATCATGTCTGGTATGCCCTGCCCCTCTGCCGACAGCCGCGCCAGGATGTCCCGCACATCGTTACCTGTCGTCTCATCCAGGTACTTGCTGACCTGGAGTTGCCGCTTGTCGATCCAGGCTCGGAATACCCTTGGGTCCAGCTTGTTGGCCAAGCCCCACTGCGCCTGAAAGTCCTCAGCCGCCTGCATCCCGAACGACGTATAGACAGACCTGGTAGCCTGGGCATAGTCGGTCCCGTCCCCCAACGCATCATCTACCCAGTCCTGGGTGCCGCCCTTGCTACCCTTCGGCCCGTGGCGTTCCAGGGCAGCCACTACCCGCTTGCCCTGCTTGCGGAACACCCCCATGACCTCGCGGCCAAACTTGCGTTCCTGGGGTACGGTTTTCAATGCAAACGTCATCCAGTATGCCTTTCGGGACTCATGGCTGAGTTGTTTTTTTTTAGGCTGCCCGAACATCAGGGCCCAGGCCTTGCCCGCGTCATCAGGCGGGGTGGGTTCTGGCTTTGGTTCGGGTTCAGGCGGGGAGTTGGACGCGCTGGTATCAGCAATGGGCACCAGCATGGCACTGACCATAGGCCGATCTCCCCACGGCACAGGCGGCAGATTGTCCCGTATCCGCAACTCATTGATCGTAACGACGCTACTGTTCAACTTGATCTGATCCACCTGAGCCTGAACCTGGGCCACCTGGGCCTGGGTCAACTTGTCCTCTTGCAGCACGTCAACCTGGCTCCAATCGAACTGGAACGCATAGGCCCCCAGGCCCATGATCGGCAGCAGGAACCTGGTCAACCGTGCAGCCAGTAGATCGCACTTGGGCTGTATCGTCTCACGATACAGGATGCGTTCCTGGGTCCGGCTGTTGGCATAGTCCACGCTTTCGGTGTCGTTCAGGAACATGCCAGGTACACCCAAAGCGGCCCCGATCTGTGGCCTAGTCAACTTGGCTATGTCCAGGGCTGCAAACGTGGACGGATCGACACCCAAGGGGGTCCACTTCAACCCACGGCCAAAGACACCCACCTGGCCGCTGTTGTCGATCCCGCCATACCGTGCCTCAAACACGGCCTTGACCGCGTTGACATCCTCATCTTCGAGGTCCTGGTCCGTCGTCAACAGGCCCGCCAGAATACCGCCATGGGTCATGATGTTGTTCGTCAGGTGCAGCGCGTTTTCCTCTAGGTTGGCCGCGTCCATGGCAGGCAACAAGTCGCTTACGCCCGTCAAGGTGTAGAACGGCTTGAACCCTGGGCAGATCACCACTTTCTCGGCTTGCAGGGGTACCGTCACGCCATTTGCCTGGTGGTACCGTAGGGCAAGCCACCCGCTTTGGCTCGTGATTTCTACCTGGTCCGCTTCATAGGAATACAGGTAGGGGGCCTCATAATACAGCACCCCGAACCCCGACAGCGATTGCCAAGCCAGGACGCGCTGGATCAGCTCACCCCATGTCTCCAGGGGGTTGCATTGGAGCAACTTCTTGGCGGCTGGCTCAGACGCTTCCCCTTTCATGTCCACCAGTTGCCAAGGAACACTGGCCCCCTTCTGTGCTATGGTCCGTATGGCGCGGGCCACCCACACGTTCTGTTCCAGGGCCCCCCGTGCGTCGGTGATCCTATTCTTCGCTGAGCCAGTCCACAACATGCGCTGCACCACGTCCTGGGGCATGGTCCCTTTGCGCTTGATCGCTCGCTGTTCCCGCGCCAATATCAGTTCTCCCAGTGTTTTCACATACGCCCCCTACGCGGCCACGAACTCAGGCGCAATATTCGCAAACATGAGGACCACCGCGTCAGCATCATCGGGGGATCGGCCCAACGTCTGCCGTACCTGGTCTTTGGCTTCCACCGTATAGCGGCCCTCGCGGTCATACCCGTACTGGCAGACCAACTGGCGGGCCAACTCCTCATCATGGGGTAGCTGGATCGTGCCCAAGCGGTCGCGCAGCTCGAACCACAGTTGGGCTTTCAAATTGGCATACACCTGGTTGTAGGGACGGGACCCCAGGTACTTGTGTTGGGGGGCAGCCCCTACATTGACGGCAACGGCTGGTATGCCCGCCGCTCGTATCATGTCATACACGCCAGCCCCCACGCCTACCACGTCCACCTTTGTCCTAGGCAGCACGTGCCTAGGGTGTGCATCGGCCATGCTGTGGGCCTCATGGATCGCACGATCTGCTACCTGGGTAGTAGACTGCTTGCGTAGCCGGATCAGCTCATGGCACCGCAACATGGTGCCCTTGGCAATCACCGTCGCGTCGTCGCCATACCTGGCCACGTCCACCCCGATCACGGGGTCCAGGCCCGTGTCGTCAACGGTACGGGCCATAGCAGCATGGATGTCCCCCATGGGCAGGACCGTCCTGGCACCACTGGACTTGTCCAGGCTGCATTCATATTCCTGGGCAAACCGCAGGGTATCCCCGTTCAGTTCGGCCAGCTTGGCTTCACGCCAGCTAGGGGTATGCGCCGGATTACCATGGTAATCCATGGTCACGGGGGTCCAGGCGGGGTTACGGTACAACTGCTCGAACAGGGCCCCTTCCCCCAACTCATTGGGGGTGGACTCTACCACAATGCTGGTCCCCGCTATGCCGGACCCCGTAATGGCGGCCCAACAATCCTGGGCCTTATTCCAGAATGCCAGCTCGGACGCTAGGAGCCGCTTAGCTCGGAACGATCGGCCTACCCGTGGCGACATTTCCATGGCCGTGATGTGGGCACCATTGCCCAGGATCATATGGTAATCGGTGCTGACCACGCGACGGCCCAACAAGTTCCAGGGTTCCGGCAGGTTGTCCAGGAACACCTTGGCTGTCTCGTACAGGGCCTTGGCACTGTCCTTTTTGTAACTGGCGATCGCAAAGTCCCCCCCGTCCACCATGGTCAGGAAGGTGTACAGGCAGGTGGTCACCGTCGAAGCCCCGATGTCGCGGCTTTTCAGCAAGACCGTATGGTCATTGGTCATGGCGGTGACGATAAACTCCCGCTGCCAGGGGAACAAACCCAAGGGCAGGACACCCGCCTGGGTCCTGATGTGCCCAATATGCTCTAGCACCTTGCACACCTTGTTGGGGTCCATTACACCAACGCCTTTTTGACCTCATCGGCCAGGGTCACGGCCAGGTTGTTGTTGGGGTTTTCCCCCAGGGTGGCCTTGCCCATGTCTTGGGCAATCTTGGCAGCACTCGCAATGTCCTTGGCTGCCATACGCCGCATGATCGGGTTGCCGTCAGGGTCCAGGACGGGCTTACCATTGATCAGCAAGGGCACCCCCTGTAATTCCTGGTCCACCAAGTCCATGATCTTGGCGGCCACGGCAGCACATCTGCTATCCCAGGCGGCCCCCGCTGTGGCCAGGACATCAGCTTTCTTGTCTTGGGTACGTTCAGCCACCCTGGCCCTGAATACCTCGCGCTGCTTGTCCCACCCCTCAGCCGTTGCCCGTAGGCTGACCGTTGTGCGGTTGGTATGAAACAAAACGGCCAGGGACTGCTTGGTAACTGTATCTGGACCCGTTATGTAGGCGTTGGCCATGCGTTGCCAATCCAGCTTCGGCTTGCCCATGTCAGTGCCCGGCTTCGGCCAGGTCAACCCGCCACCCTGGCACAACCTTCACCTGGACCACCATGCCCACGGCCATGCGGTCATAGGTCACCTGGTCCACCTGGACTGTCCCCTTGGCTTCCTTGGCATTGTGCAGCCAGGACACGGCCAGGGTCCACCGTTCTGGTTCATGCTGTACCACGGGGATCATGGTGATGACCTTGCCTGACACCACTGGGATCATCTGCACCCAGGTATAGGTGGCCTGGTAGTGTTTCCCTGTCACCCTGGCGTCTATCGTGTACGGATCAGCACACCCAGCCACCAGGGCACAGGCCAGTACCAGGATCGTCAGCAGTGCCACCTTCCTGGTCATATGACGGCCCCTGTGAACCTGGACGTGCAAACACAACACCACCCTGGGGCATTCGTCTTCACCAGGGGGCTGGAATGTGGCACATATGACAGGGCCGTGGCCCGATCTGCCCAGGCCATGCACGGGGGAGGAGTAGGTCCGCGCTGCCGTTTGCCAGCCCTGTCACCATAGACAGCCTGTGCTGTCGGGAGTAGTCGTCGGGTGGACCCACAGGGGTGTGGCAGCACCCCACTGGGCAGCCGTAGCCACACCAGGCCCGCGTATGGGGCATGGGTCATACATAGAAAAACCCCAAGCTGCCATGGAATGCCCGCCATGAAAGCCTGGGGTCGATATACTTCCTCTGCGGCACCTACGTGGTTGGCTGATCCAGTAGATATGACGTGCCACACTGCCTTTTCAGCCAGCCCATTGCCGCAGTTCGCTATGACCTGCTCTGCCAGGAGCAGCAAGCGTTGTGGGTCCACATAGGTATTATACCGCCAATGCGCTACGCGACAACCTAACAATCAGTCGTCATGCTAGGCTGGCCCTTCACTATGGACCAGCAGCCATGCACTCCTGGCATGGGCCGCTTCCTCTGGTGTTCCATAGGTCCCGATACGCTTGCCATGTACGCTGGCCACAAAGCAGCGGCCTATCGCCTGGACCCCCTCAGTGATCTCATGGCCTGGCACTAACCGCTCCTGGTACGTTCCCCAGGACGGTAGCGGGTCCACCCGACAGGACAGCCTGTTTGGATCGCCTGGCGTACCGTCGTGGTATACCACCAGCCGCGCACGTGGCTTGTCGTCTAAGATTGCCTCGACAAATACCCAAGGGACCTGACACAAATACGCTGACAGTATCCGTATCAACGCTTCCAGGTCCCCGTCACCGCATACTACGATTTGCCGCGCTGCCGCCCGTAGCCCACGTACCACATGGACAACATGATATCCAGTATCCTTGTCCACTTGGCGGCACATAGACTGTTCGGCCTCATAACAGGATAAGCCCGTACTTGCCGTCGATTGGTCCACTTCATCTTGTTCACTGTCCTCATCGTCTGGTCCATACACAGCGGCCCAATCGCGCCGCGCCTGCTCTGTCACCGTCATCACTCATCACCAGGACCAAACGCCGCTTCCAGGACAGCATCACTGTATGCGTCCACGTCATCAGTGCCCTTGCCCAAACTCAGCACCTGTACTTGTTTGGCTGCATCCAGGGCCTTGTGGATTGCCTCTTGGCCTGTGCCCCTGTCATCCAAGACTTGTTCGATCGTCTGTTTGATAATGTCGATCACCGCGCCTTGCCTCATAGGTCCACTCCTTTGCCAGTTTAGTCTTGCCATGGTGTGCCAAACTCGCGTTCATAGGCTGCTTGCAGGTCCTGGTATGTCTGCCGCAACCACAGGATGTCGGCTTTGTGCAGATAGACCATGGCCAACTTGTGCAGATAGACCATGCGTGCCCTAGGCAACTTGGACAACCAAGCGGCAAATCCCGCTGGATCACCGTGGGGGCTGCCCTTGCGGTACATATGACAGCCAGCACAACGTATCTCCACGTTGGCCAGGTCGAACCGTAGCAAGGGGTATTTGCCCTTGGGATAGATATGGGATACTTGCAGATTGTCTATGGCACCACAAACGACACAATGAATATCACGCGCTAAGGCTAGTGCCCGCACAATAGCGTCGCACTGCTTGATCAGCCTGGACTTGGCCAGGGCACGCTGGTGGTTCCTGGCCCGATGATCGGCCCGTATATGTAGGCTCAACGGTCTAGACATGCTCCACCTCCTTCGGGTCAATGCCCGCCGCCTTGCAGACCGCGAGATAGCGGGACTTCCAGGTGCGGGCCTGGCGAAGAACCTCCCCAAGTTTCCGCTCTGCCACAATACATTCTCGCGCCAACTCCGAACTCATGTCCAGATGAGCGCAGACAGCATCATCTTCCTCGCGCTCCGTCATCACTACCAGCCCGCAGAACCTAAGCATAGCCCTCCTTCTCGCTCTCCTTTGGGGCGAGGATAGAGGCGGGAACGATATAGCAGTCCTCCTCGGCAATGACAGAAACATCAACATCGACTTCTGGTTGGAGATGCACGCATGTGAGGTAATCGCTGCCACTTACGTCGTCCCCTAGTTCAAAATGCTGTCCATTCTCGGCAATCTTCTCCCGCTCGTCCTCGCGGACGGCGGCGATGAGTGCGTCAACAAGTTGTACGGCCATTGCTGTTGCCTTTTCGTGTTCTATTTCTCTGTTAGAGTCCACTTCGTCGTGCCCTGTTAGTATACATGCGTAAGAT